GGCGTCGGGATTGTGGCCGCGCTGGCTGCTACCCGGGCGTCTTGGGAACGCACAGGGCCGCTGCTCGACGCGTGTTCGACCACCGGGGTGAGGATGTTGCCAGGTGCTACTGAGACAGTGGACGCGGCAGGTGGGGGTTGGGCGATGATGGCGATTGGGCGAGGGGCATGAGTTGTAACTCTCATAGCGTCAGGCTGCTGCGGGGGCACAGCAACATCGCCTACGTTTACATCACCTGATGTAAACAGCCCGACGCCAAAGAAACCGAATTCTTCAGCGGCGGTCGTGCTGCGCGACAGGTGATCGAGCGGGATGGTGCGGAGCTGGATCGGGTTTTCGCGAACCGTAGCCCCAGCAACACCAGCGTAACCAGTCAATGGGGTGATTGACACGGTCACGATGCTGTTTACTTCCCCAGCACGCGGGAGTTGGGTGTCCGTCACGATCCACGGCTGACTGTTATCAGGCTTGTGTTTCACGACAAACAATCTCAGCCCCGTCCCGAGGTACATACCGTCAGTTGGGGCTGGGAACGCGTTCCTGTTCGCGTCAGGACTGGTCGCGCTCAAATGGCCGCCGTTGCGCAGCCATGGCACGATACCTGCCGCTTCAGACTTTGCGATGTGCGACCAGCGTGCCTCTTCACACTGCACAACGTGCACATTCTGGGCTGCTACAGCAGCCGGTCCTTCGGCAAGGAAGATGCCGGCGTTACGAGCTGTTGACCATGCTGTGGTCAGCTCATACCCGGCGTGAGTGGACCGTCCACTCGCACGTCCGCTGAAAAACGGCATCTCGCATTGCTGGTAGATGTCACATTTGACACCGTAACCTGCATCATCTGCCGCGCGGCCGGCAGTGAGTCGGAGGATACCTGTCGGTTCGGCCCAATAGTATGGTGCGAACGCGACCTTGTTGACGGCTACTCTGCCGCCTTCAACCATCAGCTGCCAACCAAGGTTGAGCACACTGACAGCTCGCCCCTCCGCCATACGGGAGCTGGC